TAAATGGTCAGTATTATAAAGTTAATAAGATACTTAACTATGACCCAACAAAAGAGGCATTAGTTAAAGTTGAATTGATTAAATCAATTTATATTACAATACCAAGACCATTTAAGAGAATAAATATACAAAGACCAAAAGATACTATTGCTGTTTTATCAACAGCAACAGGAAAACCATTTACAACAACTGGTGTAATAGCATCAGGACATGATATAGTCCTTGGAAGACCATTAGGAAAACCAGGTATTTTATCAGGAGCCTTAAAAACAAACACAACAAACTTAACAACAAAATCAGATGTTATTGTTTCAGGTAGAGACAACCAAGTGTTCGCAAGTAATGTTATTGTTTCAGGTAGCTCAAATATAGTTTCATCAGATAAAAACTTTATTCAAGGTGACAATAATAAAGTTCCAACAGGAAGTGATGGTAATTTTGTTTTAGGTTCTAACAATACAATAGAACCAGGAGTTGAAAACGCATTCGCTATTGGTTCAAATTTAACAATATCACAACCAGGTCTTTATATTGAAGCACCAGTTATATTAGCATCGAATGAAGTTAATGCTTCAAGAAATGAGGTATTATATCCATTTTCAATTAGAGAAATAAATTATATCTCAGCATCAAGAAACGCAGTTAGAGAATTAGGTTCATCTTCACCAATAAGTTCAATTTCAGGAGGTAGATATAATATTCAATAATGTTTAGAAAAAATGATAGTTTATCTATTATATAAAAAAATATAAATTATTTAATGGCAAAAGTTACTCAATATAGTAGAATTTCACACCATACTCTGGCTGGTTCAGCATCGGCAACCTTTTCAGTTCCACCATCAGAAGATTTCACAGATGGTTCGTGGTCAATATATGACTTAGCTTTAAGTGAAATAGGTGTTAATGAAGATAGTAAGAAAGCATATATCAGAATAAATGATGAAGTAAAAGAATTTGAGTTTGTAGGTGGAACAGCAGGAGATGATTTACAATCAACACTATCAATAGGAAACACAACAGGAGCAAATGACATTATAGTTGATGTTGATAGACAAATAAAATCAACAGATACCGCATACATTCAATTTGGAGATAGTGGAGCACCTGACCTTAATTCTATTGTTGCTAATAATGGTGGTGATGGTGTTACTATACCAGCAAATAGTTTCGGATTTAGTGGAACTGACCCATTATTTACAGCACAAGTCGTAGATATTGGTGGTATTACAGATACTTTATCTCTGGCTCCAACAGGTTTAGGAGCACTTGGAAGTTCAGGTATTAGGTCAGAAGATGCTTCAGTAAGAGCAGACTTTGGTATATCAACAACAGGTATTCAATTAAATGTTACGGACCTACCATCATCTACTAAAATTCATAATATATCAGTAAATAGTCCAGGTATTTCCAATGGAGTTCAATTATCAGCATCCAATCTTACAACAAGTGATGTCGGGCAAATTGATATATCAGATACTAATGTTGGTATATTTTCCAGTGATGCTGCTGGACAAAAAGTAGATAATTTATATATTGACCCACAAGGAATAACAAGCAATGAAACTGGTATTAAATCAACAAATCAAGTATCATTAGATAATGTATATGTTTCAGTAAATTCATCAACTATGATTGGTAGATTATTTGTAGATGAAACATCAACCGGTGTTCAATCATCTGTTATTGTTGATAGTTTACAGGCTAAAATACAATCAACTGATGGTGGTTCATCAAATCAAGCAGTAATCGTTGATAATGTTGGTAAGCAAATTAATTTATCTACACAAACATGGAATGATATAGGAAATGGTAAGATTACAATGAGTTCTAATGGTATTATATCAAATAATATTTCATTTGAGAGAGCATCAACTGCGAACAATACTATTACAACCATACATACATTTCAATGTGTCAATTCAGGACCAAAATCATATAAAGTTAGAGTTACTGGAGTTAAAACTGATTACACTAAAGCGTATTTATCAGAGATGTTTGGTTTATATTTATTTGATGGAGCAACCGTTACATTAGTAGGAACATTAGATAAGGTTGAAAAAACAAACTTTTCAACAGCAACATCAACTATATCTATATCAGGAACAACAATTAGAGTTAGAGTTACTGGTGAAGCAGCAACAAATATTGACTGGGAAGTTTATGTTGAAATGAATACAACAGACTAATAAAATAAATTAAGAATAAATGCCTTGGACTTACAATTGCTTAGATAATACTGAGAGAAATAAATTAGATGGTATAACCAAAAAATATGTAGATTGCGTTATTGCTGGACTAACAGCCAGTGGTGCAGGAACATCCGGAACATCTGGATTTAATGGTAGTTCAGGAACATCAGGTAGTTCAGGAACATCAGGAACATCCGGTCTTAACGGAAGTTCAGGAACGACAGGAACATCTGGAACATCCGGTCTTAATGGAAGTTCAGGAACGACAGGAACAAGTGGAACATCAGGAGTTAATGGAAGTTCAGGAACGACAGGAACAAGTGGAACATCAGGAGCAATTGGTGCGACTGGTCCAGCAGGAGCAAATGGTGGTGTTAATAATCCAGTCATAGCATCTTCAATTGTTTATAATCAATCAATAGGAGCTGTTGCTAAAACAACAATTGCTGGTGTTGCTAATAGATTAGATTTAATGCCATTTATTCCAGCTTTTAATTTATCATCTGTGAATTTACAAATTGATGTGACAACACTTATAGCAGCATCAAACGCAAGAATTTTAGTTTATTCTAATGTAAACGGTGTTCCATCATCAAAACTATTTGAAAGTCCAAACTTAGATTGCTCTTCAACCGGTATAAAAACATATACACTATCTACAACATTTACAAGAGGTGTAACATATTGGATAGGAGTTCACTGGAGTGCAACACAAACATTAAGAGCAATACCATTAGCCAATTTAATAAATATAGGAACACCTGCGGCAGCCGGAACGACAAATTACTCATTATACAGATTATCAGTAACATTTGGTTCAGCACCTGCTTCATATTCAGGTGGAACTATAACATCATCAATTGGTCCAGAAATTAGAATAACAGGAGCAATATTAGCTTAAAAAAATAATAATAAATATGACACAGACAAGAGTTGAAGTTTATGATGATAGTGGTTTAATTGATGTTTATTATATTGAAACGGATGAACCAACACAAGAAGAGTTAATTGCTGAGAAAGAAGCTCAACTATTAGCTTTATATGAAGAGATACAAAGATTAAAAAATCAATAATAATAAATGGCTGAGAAAGATATAAAATTGAGAATAGATGCCGCTGTAGATAGTGCAGAGGCAGCAAAATCATTAGGTCAATTAAAAAAGGCTTTACTTGAAATACAATCACTTCAAGCAGAAGTTGGTGATGCATCTGGTGAAAACTTTGATAAATTATCACAAGCATCAACAAGTGCTGCTCAGAAATTAGCTGAGACGAGAGATGCTATTGGTGACATTCAAGACAGAACGAGAACATTAGAAGGAACACCAGTAGAAAGATTGACTGGTTCATTTGGTTTATTAAAAGAAAGTATATTAAACTTAGATTTTGATAAGGCAAAAATTGGTGCTGAAGGTTTATTAAACACATTTACACCAGTAGTAGATGGTAAATTAGTTACTGGATTTGGTGGAATTGGTGGAGCATTAGGAAATCTTGGTGGAGCCGTTAAGAATTTAGGTTCAACATTCTTATCATTAGGAAAAGCATTACTTACAAACCCAATTTTCTTACTCGCAACAATTATTACTTTGATTGTAGTAGCAGTTATTAAATTATTAGATAGTTTAGGACTTCTTAAACCAATTTTAGATGCTATTAAAGCAGCAATTGGATTTGTAGTTGATGCTTTTAAGGCTTTAACTGACTGGTTAGGTTTAACAACAAACGCACAGAACGACTATGCTGAACAAACACTTAAAAACGGAGAAGATATTAAAAAGGCAATACAAGATGAAGGTGCTGAGAGAGAAAAGTTATTAGGTTTAGTAGAAGGTTTAACAGATGAAGAGATTGCTGCGATTGAAAAGAAGACAGGTATTCAAATAGCAAATGAGAAAAGTGTTTTTGATGTTAAACAAGATACATTAATGGCTACACAGGAACAACTTAATACTGAAATTGATGCATTAAGAGCAATTGAAGAAGCAGGTGGTGAATTAACAGAAGAACAACAGAAAGAACTTGATAAAAGATTAGATGATTATAAGAAGAACAATGCCGCAATTAGAGAAAATGAAATTGCTAAGAATGCGGCAATAGTTCAAATGAATAAGACATCAGCAAAAACATTAAGAGATTTACAATTAAGAAATGTAACAGATGAACTTGAGAAGAATAAGAAACTTCTTGAAATTAATAAAGAAAAAGAACTTGCTGATATAGAGGCACAAATAGTTAAGGCTAAAAAATTAGGAGCATCAACAAAAGACCTTGAGGCGGCAAAAGCTGAGATTGAAAAGTTCTATAATAATGAGGCTAAAAAGGTTCAAGCGGCAAAGGCTAAGGAAGATGCTGATAGAGCAAAGGAAGCTAATGACAATTATAAATCAGGTAAGGGAAAAGAATTAAAAGCTTTAATTGATAGTGAAAAAGCAAAAGTTGTTTCAACAGAAGAAGGCTCAAAAGCAAGATTAGATGCTGAGATAGCTGCTATTAATAAAGTTGAAGACTTCCAAAAGAAAAATAGAAAGGCATTAGAATTATCTGAAGCACAATTAACTATTATTATTCAAGAGAATATAGATAAGAGAACAAAATTAAACGAGACATATAATAAAAATGTATTAGATGCTGCGAATAAAGTTAAATTAACAGAAGCAGAGATTGAAGTATTAAGAGCTACAACAGAAGAACAAAGATTAAATGCAACAATTAAACAGGTTGAAGCTGAAAGAGATATAAAATTATCAAGTGCAGAATTAACAGCAGATGAAAGAACTAAAATTGAATTAGAAGCATCAAATCAAATAAAAGAAATTAACACACAATTAACTGATTTAGAAATTGCTAACAATCAAAAGGTATTAGATAGTGCAACTACGGTAGCAAATACAAAACTTTCACAAGCAGAATTTGATGCGGCAAGAACACAAGGAACATTCGCTGAAGAAGCGGCTGAGATTGATAATATAAAGAACTTACAATTAGAAGCTTTAGAAGCTGAGAGACTTGCTAAATTGAATAATAAAGAACTCTCAGAGGCTGAAATAGCAGCAATTGAAGAAGAGTATAGACAAGGTAAGAAAGAGGCTGACGAGAAGGCTTTTGAGGCAACAAAAGAACTTACAGAGAAGACAAGACTACTTAAGATAAAAGAATTTAGTGATGCGGCTGAATGGGCACAAAAAGGAGCAAATGCTGTTCAACAAATATCAGATGCTGTGTTCGCATTTAAAAAGAAAAAGGCTGAAAAAGGTTCAGCAGAGGAAGAAGCACTTGCTAAAAAACAATTTAAGGTTAATAAAGCATTACAATTAGGAATGGCTGTTATTGATGGATTTAAAGCAATCACAACATCTTTATCACAATCTCCAATTGCTATCGGTCCAGTTCCAAACCCAGCAGGTATTGCTTCACTTGCGTTCGCAGCAATTACAACAGCTACAAACATAGCAAAAATTGCGGCATCTAAATTTGAGGCTACAACACCAGGAACACCACCAGCAACACCAGATGTAGGTGGTGGAGGAGGAGAAGGTGGAGAGGCAGCGGCTACATTTTCACCAACACAATTCTTCGGATTAGGTCAAGGTTCAGCACAAGGTGGTGGAGCCGGTGCTGGAGCAACAAAAGTATATGTAACAGAAACAGATATAACTAATACACAAAACAAAGTGAAAGTTATTGAGAATAGAGCCGTTATTGGTTAAAAAAAATAAATAAATTATGAAAGGAAGACTTGCTAAAATTGATGAAGATAAACTACCACTATATGAAATAGTAGTTGATGATAATGATGAGACTGGTATATCACTTATTTCATTAGTAGATGAGCCAGCAATTATTATGAAAGGAATGACATTTAATGATAATACAATAATGAGCTTTAAAGAAGTTGATGATAAACAAATTATAGTTGGACCAGCTTTAATTCCAAATATGAGAATTTACAGAGAGGATGAAAAGTATGGTAGATACTTTGTTAAATTTACACCAGAAACTATTGAGAAGATGGTTGAGAAATTTAACAAATATGGTTCTAACAGAAAGATTAATATAGACCATTCAAATCAGATGGTAGATGCTTTTATTATGGAAGACTGGATTGTAGAAGATGAAGTTTATGATAAAAGTAGAAAATATGGATTTGAGGTTCCAAAAGGAACTTATATGATTAAAGTTAAAATAGAGAATAAAGATTTCTGGGAAAGAGAAGTAAAAGGTAATGGTAAATTTGGTTTTTCAATTGAAGGTTTATTAGGACAACAATTAGTTCAATTATCTTCTAAAAATATTGAAAAATATGGATTAGAAGTATCAATAGATGACTTAGAAATAAATGATTTATTAGAAATTTTCAATTTAAGATAAAAAAATTAAATTGAATTTTAGAAAAAATAATACTATATCTATTATAGTATATAAAAAAATAAATAATACAATGAATAAACAAGAGTTAATTGAGAAAATCAAGACACAATTGAAATCATTAGTATCATCTGAGGCTAAATTCGCTGAACAAAAATCTGGTGACAGATTAATTGTTACACCAGATGAGAACTTTATGATTGGTTCGGAAGTATATTTGAGAGACGAAGAAGGAAATAATGTTCCTCTTTTAGATGGAGAATATACATTTGACGATGGTGTTAAGATAGTTGTAGAGGCTGGTAAAATTAAAGCAATGGTTGAACCAGACGGAGAATTATCAGAGGAAGAAACTGATGATGTTGAAGTTGAAGAAACTGATGATGTTGAAGTTGAAGCAGCTGAAGACAAGAAAGAAGAGCCAAAAGCGGAAGAAATGAAACAAGTAATGGAAAGACTTGCTAAATGTGAGGAAATGATTGCTGAAATGGCGAAAAAATTTGGAGAAGTTGAGAAGGAAAATGAGGAAATGAAACAAGAATTTTCTAAAATTGCTGAACAACCTTCAACATCTAAGATTGAACCAGCGGTTGCTGAATTTAAATCATTAGAAGAAAAAGCAAACTCTGTTGGAGCTGTAGACATTATGGCAATTAGAGAGAAAGCAAGAAGAAACAATAGGTAATAAACCACAAAAAATAAAATAATATAAAATGGCAACATTAAATTTAGGAAGTTTAACAAAATATACAGACCAATTGTCTGGTATTTTATTGAAAGAGGCTGTATTAGTTGGTAACACTTTTGATTTTATTTCAGTTCAATCTGGAATTAAATACGCAGATAGTATTAACATCTTAAACAACACTCTTATCGCAGCAGCAGGTGGCTGTGGAACAATCTCACCAACAGGTTCAACAACTCTTACACAAAGAGACATTACGGTTTGTCCTGTTAAAGTAGAAGAAAGTATCTGTGTAGATGAATTTGAGCAATATTGGATAGGACAATTAGCAAAAGAAGGTTCTTACAACGAATTCGCACCAGAAGCATTCAATCAACTTTACTTAGCTAACAAAGTAGAAAAAGTAGGACAATTTGTAGAAGACATCTTCTGGAAAGGTTCTGTATCATCTACTTATGGTGGTGGTAACTTAGCACTTTGTAATGGTATTCTTCATATTTTAGAGAATACATCAGCTACAAACTCTGTAATCTCTACAACTTATTCAGGAGCATTCACAACAGCAAACGCATTAGACATCGTTGACGCTATGATTGCTAACCTACCAAATGATGTTTTAGATGCAAATGATTTAACACTTTTCGTTTCACACGCAAACTTTAGAGTATTAATGAACGCATTAAGAAACAATAACTACTTCTTCGGATATGACGGAGTTACTGGTCACACATGGGTTCTTGAGAACTACACTAACACTAATGTTAGAATTGTAGCAACAAGAGGTCTTAACGGAAGAAACGAGGCAGTTTTAACACCAGCTTCTAACTTATTCTTCGGAACAGACAGCTTCGGTGAAGCAAGAAATGGTGATGGGTTCCAATTCTGGTATGACATCAGAGACAACATCACTTACTTTAGAGCTAAGTTGAAAGTTGGAGCTCAAGTAGCATTTCCTCAGTATGTAGTTATTAAAGCATCATAATTGAGATAAAAAATTAAAGTGGATGGGGTGAGGCGTTGAGTAGTAGCCCCAGAAGCTTACAAAAAAAAATTATATAAAAATGAGTTGTGTATTAACAAACGGATATACTTTAGGGTGTAGAGATAATATCGGCGGAGTGCAAACCGTATATATCGGTGAGTATAACGGCGATGACCTTACATATTCCTTCACAGCCTCAAATGTTATTAGTGCGTTCGGTGGAGCAACCGTATCATTCTATACATTTGAGCAAGAAATAGAGACAGGTTCATATACAGAAAATGGAGTTTTTTCTACGGAAAATGGAACTTCTTTTTATGAAGAGACCTTATCCATAACGCTTCACAGATTAGATGCTACTTTAAGAAATCAAATCTTATTGTTAGGTCAAGGAAAATGGAGAGTTATTGTAAAAGACCAGAGAGGTGTATATCACCTTATGGGAAAACAAAACCCGGTAAGAGTATCGGCATCAACACCAGGTGTTGGAAAAGCCTATGGCGATTTAAATGGTGCGGTTATTACTTTCTTAGGGAAAGAGCCAGAACCAGCACATATCGTTCTGACGGCTGCTGCTTTAAGTGTAATTGCTTAAACCATATATATCAAGTATAAAAAGGTTTTTCATATTCTTATCCTTTTTTCACCCTGTCGTCCTGACGGGGTTTTTTTTTATTTGAGTTTGGAAAAAATACAAAAATGTCTATTATATAAAAAAGATTTATTATGAGTATTAAACTTAAAGAAGAATTTATTAATACACTTATATATGTCCCATTTGAGAATAGAGATATATTAGGTAAATTTATTGATACAGGATTATATCCATATATGTATAAGAAATATCCAGAATTTTTTGACTTAGTATGTGATAAATGTGAAGATAAAAAGTGTAAATGTAAAAAAAATAAAGAGACTGATGTTATATCTATCAACAACACAAAGCCACAAAGTGGTTCTGACATTATCGGAGAAGGTAAGTAATCCAATTAATCCGTATTACACTTGGACTTTATCTAACAGAGATACTTTAGTTACGACTACAATCTCTCCTGATAATTTTTCAACATCACCTTATTATGATAGCTTTACACTTTCAATAGGAACGGCAGTTAGTTTAACTTCATCTGTGGTGATGAATTTAACAGCGGGTGAGTATCACTATTCAGTTTATGAAATGGCGACGGCATATGACTTAAATATACAAAATGCAATAGGTTTAGTCGAGACAGGTTTATTAATGATTACAGGAACATCAACACCTTTTGTATCATTTACTGCATCAGAAGGATTTACATTTACTGCTTTTGAGAATTATTAAAAAAGAAAATAAAATAAATGGAAGAAGAAGAAAAAAAGAAAATACAATTTGTAATCCACAATTTTAACACATCTGAGGCTCCTCAATATGTAGAGAAAGCATCGAGAGCTGGTTATATATTTTATGGGGAGGATAATTTATATCCAGATTATTTAATTTCACTTATGAATAGAAGTGCTAAACACAATGCTATTCTTAAAAGAAAGGCAATGATGATTGGTGGAAATGGATGGGACTTAAATGGTTTAGATGGGATAGCAAATCAATTTGTAGCCAATCCTTATAATGAACTATCATTAAATGATATAGCTTTTAGAACATCTTATGACTTAGAATTATTCGGAGCATTCGCTTTAGAAATAATTTACTCAAAAGATAGAAGTAAAATAGCAGAATTAAATTATCTACCAGCAAATAAA